AGACCCTGGCTATATTAGAGAAACATATGGACGTTGGGTTTATGACCCAGATGCGTTAGTATTTAAGTTTACAAAAGAAAAAAATATTGGAACTGCACCTGAAATTGAAACATTAGAGTACATATTTGGTATAGATATTGGGTTTAATGATTCAGATGCTATTGCTGTTTTGGGCTACAGCTATGTAACTAAAAACGTATATTTAGTAGAAGAACTTATTAAAGACAGGCAGGACATATCATCGCTTGTAAATCAAATTAAAACATTGCAGAAAAAATACAAACCTGTTCGTATGGTAATGGATGCGGGTGCCCTTGGTAAAAAAATTCAAGAAGAAATTACGCAAAGACACGGAATATTCGTTGAAGCTGCGGATAAGGCAAGAAAAGTAGAGTTTATAGAGCTTTTAAATGATGACCTACGTACAGGCAAATTTAAAGCAAAACCAGATTCCAGATTCGAGCAAGATTGCTACCTTGTACAATGGGACCGTAGCCAAAAGACAGTATTGCAGCAAAAACTAAAAATATCAGACTCATACCACTCGGACATCAATGATGCAGTTTTGTACGCTTGGAGAGAATGCCGCCATTTTCTTGCTGAGGCATTGCCAGTAAAGCCCGCTATAAACTCTATTGAGTGGTTTCAAGCCGCTGAGGAGCGTGCTGAGGCAGAACTAGCTGAATCTATGCGAGATAAGTCCCTGGATATAGACCAAGATGACATAGATTTTATAACCCAAGACGATTAGAAATAACAAAATAACAAATGAATCTAGATTGTTATAGGAGAAATACGCGTGTTTAAAGACGTAAAAGAGCTAAAAAGTTTCATTATGTGGGCTAGAAGTAAGAAACTAAGTCGTATTAAAGTAGACAATATAGAAGTTGAGATTAGTAATTATGCGTTCGCAGAAGATATAGAAATTGCACTCTCAAAGCCAAGCCAAACACCTATCAAAGAAACCTCTGAAACAAAACAAGATACTGAAGAAGACCCAGATTTATTCTGGAGCAGTAATCAATAGGTATATAAATGTCTGAAAATAATTATAGTTGGTGGACTCTAAAAGACGATAAAATCGCTAATTCCGTGTTTAGTTATATTAAATACTTGGATACCGACCAATCTTATAGACAAAATGAAAACTTTAAATTTATGAAGATGTATGGCAATTTTGAATTGTTTAATCTTCGTTCTTATCAGTATTTGAGAAAAGAACAGGCAAACAATGTTCAAAACAGGGTTACGCTAAATATTGTGCAATCCATGATTGATACAGTTGTTTCTAAAGTTAGCAAAAACCGCCCAAAGCCTACTTTCCTCACAGAAGGCGGAGACTGGTCGCAACAAACTAGAGCAAAAAAATTAAATCAATTCGCAGAGGGTCAATTTCAGGCTACAGATTTTTATTCAAAAGCTGCTATTGCATTTCAAGATAGTTGTATTTTCGGTACGGGATGTCTAAAAATATTCAAAGAGAATAGTGAAATAAAAGTTGAACGTATTTTTATCGACGAACTTATTGTCGATGATAAAGAAGCATTCTATGGTGAACCGAGACAAATGCACCAAAAAAAGTATATCCACAAAGATATGCTAATACAAATGTTTCCAGATAAAAAATACGAAATTACGAACTGTGGAATGGAACAAACTTCGTATATGAACACGGCTCAAACCAATTCTGATTTATTACTAGTAGTTGAATCTTGGAGATTAAAATCAGGCCCAAATGCAACGGATGGTAAACATTGTATTGCTATCGAAAATAGCACTTTATTCTCAGAAGATTATGAAAAAGATTATTTTCCGTTCGTGTTCTGGCGCTGGGGTGTTAGGCCACTAGGATTCTTTGGTCAGGGCATTAGTGAACAGTTGCAAGGTCTGCAATTGGAAATAAATAAAATTTTAAAAACTATTCAAGTTTCGATGCACTTAGTTTCAATTCCTAAAGTGTTTATAGAGGCAAGTTCCAAGATTGTTGATTCTCATATTGACAACAAAATTGGTGGAATTATTAAGTATTCTGGCAATCCTCCAATTCCATCAGCACTGGGTTCCATTCCTCCAGAGTTATTCGCACATTTAGATAGATTGTATTCCCGCGCATATGAAATTATTGGAGTATCTCAATTAAGTGCTAATAGTTCAAAACCATCAGGGCTAAACAGCGGTAAAGCACTTAGAGAATTTAATGATTTAGAAACTGAACGGTTTATGTCTGTAGCACAACGGTATGAAAAAGCGTTTATGGATGCAGCAAAACAGATGATATCTTTAGCTAAAGAGCTTGATGAAGAAATGCGTTCTAATGAGTCCGAAGATTCAGATAATAAATCAGGATATAAAGTAAAAGTAAAAGGCAAAAACTTTATCAAAACTATTAAATGGAAAGAAGTTGAGCTTGATGAAGACCAGTACGTAATGTCTATTTTCCCCACCTCTGCTTTATCTACTAGCCCCGCATCTAGATTACAAGATGTACAAGAACTTATTCAAGCGGGATTTGTGTCAAAAGAAGATGCAATGAAGTTGTTAGACTTTCCAGATTTGGAAGCTTTCTATAATTACAGCAATGCTGGGGTTGAGGATATTGAGCGTGCTATTGAGAATATGATTGACGATGGCAAGTACACTACTCCTGAGCCATATCAAAACTTAGAATACGGTATAGTCAAAATGCAGCAAGCTTATCTTTTATTTCGCTCAAAAGGCGCTCCAGATGCAAAATTAGAATTATTTAGACGTTGGATTGAAGACGCTAAGTCGCTTATGGACCGTGCACAAATGGAAGTCCAAAAGCAACAAATGCAAGCTCAGATGGAAGCGCAAAATGCTGCAGACCTTGCTAGTGCACAACAAGCACAGGCTCAAATAATGAATAATACATCAGCTCAACCTCCGATGGCAGGAGAAATACCTCAACAAGCTCCAGCTAGTCCTCAAACAATGGATAGTCAAATCCCAATTGATGTAACAATGCCGCAATAACAAATATACTATAATGAAACTAAATGCTTATTAATAAGCGGACATAAAGTCCACCACGTAACAGGAGATAAAATGGAAGAAAGTAAGGGAATAATCAGCACCGATTCGTCAGCAATAGTAGATGCAAGTGTAGAGGCTAAAAATGCCGCTATAAATGCAAGTTTAGAAGCACAAGATTCCAAAGGCAAGGCAGACAAAACTGAAAAAGTTGAAGATGCAAAAGTAGAAGATAAAAAAGATGATAAGTTCGCCGCTAAGTTCGCTGCTCTAAATAGAAGAGAGAAAGCGTTAAAAGCCACAGAGAAAAGGTTATCTGAACTAGAAAAAAAGCTAAATGTTAAACCAGAAGTAAAAGAAGAAGTTAAAGCCCCAGTAGTTCCATTTGAAAAGCGTTTAAAACAAGACTTGTTTGGAACACTAAAAGAAGCTGGATTTGACTTAGATACAATCGTTAACATTGCATTAAATGATGGTAAACTACCACAAGATATGCAGTTAAAATTAATGAGAGAAGACATTGAGTCTGGATATAAATCCGAGTTGCAACAAATAAAAGATGAACTTGCAAAAGAACGTGAAGAGAAAGAGAAACAAAAACTTTCTCAAGATGAAAAGCAAGTTGAAGAAACTATAACTAATTTCAAAAAAGATATTGGTAAGTTTGTAAAAGAAAAAAATGAAGATTATGAACTAATTCAGAGTGAAGATGCAGTAGACCTAGTTTACGATGTCATCACTCAGCATTGGAATGAAACTAAAGACCCAGAAACAGGATTGGGAGAGTTTCTAGAAATAAAAGACGCGGCTGACCTCGTTGAGAATCACCTGCTCGAAGAAGCTAAGAAAAGATTAAATTTGAGCAAAATCAAAAAGCTAACTGGGGCTAATCCAGGTAATGAGCCAAAAAGTGAACCAAAAAAAGCGTCAATTACTCTGTCTAATACACAATCGCAAAGTGTGACAGGTAATGAGAAACGCGCAATAAGTAATGAAGAATCTTTAGCTACGGCAGCGAAACTGCTTCGTTGGCAAGAGTAAAAGCGCAACACATTATTTAATAATAACCGAACTTAGAGTTTAACAGAGTTTAAACCTACGTTCACTTTTTAGGAGATTTAAAATGTCTTTAGATATGAATTCGTTTGATGCCGCGCTTAAGGTGCATTATACTGATGAAAAAATACAAAACATGGTAAAGTAGTATGCCGTCCTAATTGGAGACAGTTAGGATTATGACTGGGCAAAATCGGTGGAAATCCATTATTTAGTGGACAATACCGAGGTAAGTTGATATAGTAAAATATACAACAACCGTAACGAGTAGAAAGTGAAACTGTGTAGCTTTTGTAGTAAAAAATTGAGAACGGATAATAAGATAGGAGCTTGTAGAAAGCACCGTCCTTTGTCTGAAAATAGAAAATTATATATGTCTCAATATGCTACAGAAAATAAAAAAGAACTAGAGCGGTATAAAGCAAATTATCGCATGGAAAATAAAGATAGAATTAATGCTTTATTCTTAGACAAGTTAAGAACTGATGTAGAGTTCAAACTTAGACATACACTAAGAAATAGAATGAACAAGGCATTAAGAAGTCAGTGGAAATCTGGGTCCTTTGTTAGAGATTTAGGATGTAGTATTTCAGAGTTTAAAGCTCATATTGAATCTTTATTTAAACCAGGAATGAGTTGGGATAACCACTCTATAACTGGATGGCACTTAGACCATATAATTCCATTATCAAGTTTTAACCTCAGTAACTATGAGGATTTTAAAAAAGCTGCTCACTATACAAATTTGCAACCTTTATGGTACAAAGAAAATATAGTGAAAAGAAACAGAATATAATCTTTCCAAGAGTGTCCGGCATCCTTCGTGGATGAAAATGTACTCTGAACTTATCAGTAATGATAAGAAGTATGGGATAAAGAGCCTGTACGATAACAAATTTGATACAACGATAACCCATTGTTAGCTATGCTTTCAAAATATGAACAATTTGGTGGTAAAAACCTCCCAATTCCAATCATTTTTGGAAACCCCCAAAACAGAAGTGCTGATATTACAAAAGCATTAGCTGGTGCAACTAATTCCCAAATCACTGACTTCGTTTTGACAAGAAACAAAGATTACTCAGTGGCTTACATCGACAATGAAACTATTGAAGCTTCAAAAGGCAATGCTAACGCATTTCTAGAAGCAACAACTACTGAAATTGACGGTGCAATTAACTCTATTACTCGTTCACTTGCTGTAGCTTTATACAGAAGCGGTTCAGGGTCAATTGGACAATGTAATGCAAGTGTATCTAGTACTTCACTTCAACTTAAACAACCTGAAGATGTAACAAACTTTGAAGTTGGTATGGAATTAGCTTTCTCTACTGCTGACGGTTCTGGTTCACTTAAGTCTGGTACAGTATCTGTAACTGCAGTTGACAGAGATAGCGGTCTTTTGACAGTTGATGCTTTGACTGCGATTGATTCTGGTGCTGGCGTTGCTGCAAATGATTATATTTTCATTGATGGTGATTACAATTCTAAAATTAAAGGATTGTCTGCTTGGATTCCAGCATCTGCTCCAACTAATACTCCATTCTTCAGCGTTGACAGAAGTGTCGATGTTACAAGACTTGGCGGTATCAGATATGACGGTTCTGCTTTGCCTATCGAAGAAGCTATCATCGGTGCTATTCATAGAGTTGCAAGAGAAGGTGGAAAACCAACTCACTGCTTCATGAACTTCAAACGTTGGGACGAACTAGTTAAGTCTCTTGGTTCTAAAGTTAGTTACATCGACGAAATCGTTAAAACTGGAGAAGCTTTTGTTTCTTTCAGAGGTGTAATGGTTCACGGACCAAAAGGGCCTGTAAAAGTTATGCCAGACCAAAACTGCCAAAATGATGTAGCTTATCTACTTCAATTGGATATGTGGAAGCTTTACAGCCTTGGAAAAGTTCCAAGACTTATTGATTCTGATGGTTTGAAAATGTTAAGACAATCTGACGCTGACGGTGTTCAAGTTAGAGTGACTTATTATGCACAACTTGGCTGTCGTGCGCCCGGCCGTAACGCCCGCATAGCATTAGCTTAGTAGAAATACTAGCTTTTTTAATCAAAACCTTGAAAGGCTGCTCTGAACTGAGTAGCCTTTTTTTATATATAACAACTTAACATATGTACAAACAAAGCCCGCTGCGACTTTAAACTGTCCCAGACTAAAAGGAGAAATATGGCTAATCGTTCATTCAATAGAAAACAATCATTAGAAAAAGAAGTTAAAGAACTTTACTGCAAAATCAGTATTGGGTCTTCTGGAGCACCTACATTAGTTAGCGGTTCTAGCTACGGTATGGCATCTATCACTAGAAATAGTGCTGGAGACTACACACTAGTACTACAAGATAACTATGTATCTTTAAAATTCGTAGAGGCAATCTTTCTTTCATCTACTGCACAAGACATCAGAGTTCAATTAAAATCTGAAACAGTGTCTACTACTAAACAAATCAATTTCATGACTTTAACTGGTGCATCAGCTACAGACCCCTCAAGTGGTCAAGTGCTTTTGTTAAAGATTGAAGTTAAAAATACAAGTGTAGCGTAAGGTAGGGCATATGTCTAACTTTGCTGGTCGTATTTTCAATAAAAAACAATCTCTAGAAAGAGAAGTGAAAGAC